AAATTTAAAGGTAAAGAATGTGTTCAAGTTTTTTTGCACTATAACAATAAAAAGACTCCTGGATCCAAAGAAAATATGTTTGACAAAAGACCACATTTAGGTCTTCCATCTTGGTTTAAAAGGTAGTATATTATAATGGAGGCAGGGCACCACCACATACCCCCTGTCTCCTTTATAATATATTATGCTACAAAAACTTAATTTTAAACCTGGTTTTAACAAAATGGTCACAGATTCAGGAGCTGAATCTCAATGGGTAGATGGCGATTTTGTTAGATTTAGATATGGACTACCTGAAAAAATAGGTGGATGGTCACAACTTACTAACTCCAATAACACTTTACCTGGAGCAGCACGTGCTCAACATGCTTTCACATCTATTGCTGGTGAAAAATACGTAGCAATAGGAACTTCACAAGGTTTATTTTTATATTATGAAGGTGAGTTTTTTGACATTAGTCCTTTAGATAATGATGTTATTACTGGAGCTACCTTTGATGCAACATCCGGATCTCCAACGGTTACCGTAAATAAAACATCACATGGTTTATTAGATGGAAGATATGTAACATTTTCATCTGTTACGGTTCCAACAGGATCTGGTTATGCAACAACAGATTTTACAGAAAATACTTTTGAAGTAAGAAATAAAACTGCAAATACATTTGAAATTATTATGCCATCTAACTCAGCTGGAACCACATCTGGTACCGGTTCAGCACAAATAGATCCATATGAAGTAGTAGGTCCTACTTTTCAAACCGCAGGTTTAGGTTGGGGTACAGATACCTGGAGCTCGAGTACATGGGGTACTGCAAGTGCAACTAGTAACGTGGTTCTGGATCCAGGTTTATGGTCTTTAGATAATTTTGGTCAAATACTTGTTGCAACTATTCATAATGGTAAAACATTTACATGGAACGCAGGTGCAGCAACTCCTAGAGCAAACAGAGCAGTTGTTATGTCTGGTGCTCCTACTAAAACAAGACTGACTCAAGTATCAGATAGAGATAGACATGTATTTCATTTTGGAACAGAAACAACTATTGGAGACTCTACTACTCAAGATCCAATGTTTATAAGATTTAGTGATCAAGAAAATTTTAATGTGTATCAACCAACAGCAACTAATACTGCAGGAACGTTTAGATTAGATAAAGGTAATGAAATTATTGGAGCAGTGTCTGGTAAAGATTATACACTAGTATTAACAGATACTTCTGCTTATGTGATCCAATTTGTTGGACCACCATTTACATTTAGTATTAGACAAGTTGGTAGTAACTGTGGATTGATTGGTCAGAATGCATTAAGTTATTCTAATGGTATTGTGTTTTGGATGTCTGGTGAAGGTGGATTTTTCATGTTTGATGGTACTGTAAAATCTATTCCTTGTGAAGTTGAAGACTTTGTATTTACTACAACAGGAGATAATTTAGGAATCAACCAGAGTTCAAATCAATTGGTTTATGCAGAACACAACACATTGTATAATGAAATTAATTGGTTTTATCCTGAGTTTGGATCTCAACAAATTAATAGATGTGTAGTATATAATTACGCAGAAAATGTTTGGACTACCTCATCATTAGCTAGAACTAGTTATGTAGATCAAGGACTTTTTGATTTGCCCTATGCAACTGAATATAATAAAACTGCTTTACCTAATTTCCCAATACAAGGTATTACAGCAACTTATGGTGCATCAACTTACTATGCTCATGAAACCGGAACCGATCAAGTAAATTCATCAGGTACAACATCAATTGATGCCTTTATACAATCCGGTGATTTTGACATTACCAACTCTAATAATATTGCTAACTTACAAGGAGACGGTGAATACATAATGTCAGTTAAAAGATTTATACCAGACTTTCAAGTGCTTACCGGTAATTCAAAAATTACTTTATTAATAAATAATTATCCAAGTGATACAGCTGTAAGCTCACCTCTTGGACCCTTTACAGTAACTTCATCTACTGATAAAATAGATACACGTGCTAGAGGAAGATTAGTAGCTCTTAAAATAGAAAATGATGCTGTAGGTGAGACCTGGCGTTATGGAACATTGAGATTAGATGCAAAACCAGATGGAAGAAGATAATGGCTAAAATAGCAGCATATATACCTGAACCAAAACAAGAATATGAAGTAGATAACCAAAGACAAATTTTAGAGTCTATTGCTACAGTAAAAGACCAACTTAATTTTTCATTTCAAAACGACTTGAAAGAAGAGCAAGATACATATAATTACTTTTTATCATGACCATACAATATAAAAGTGCAGTATTTGATTTAACAACTACTAACTTAACTACAGTATTAACAGTAGCGACTTCTGCAGTGGCAATTGTAAAAACTGTGCAGGCTAGTCATATGGATGCATCAAACGTAGATGCTGATCTATATTTAAAAAAATCTGGCGGGAGTGATGTGGAAATAGGCCATGCGCAGCTTAATAAAGGTATGACAAATATGATTGTAAATACCTTGAATTTAGAAGCAGGAGATGTTATAAAGATGCAGGCAGATACAGCAAATGAAATAACAGGTGCTGTAAGTTATGCTTTAATAGACAGGTCACAACAAAATGGATGATAATATTTTAAAAATAGATTGCACTACAACAGTAGTGTTAAGAAATACTAGAACAAATAAAATATATAAAGACGAAGCAGAGAAAGAAGCGGATATAGCTGATCCTACTACTGAAACAGTTGCAGAGCACATTGCTCAAGATTTAACAGTACAGGTATCCCCGAAAGGATTGAACATTTTACAGAAAGTCATGAATGAAAATAAGAAATCAAACCCCTAAAGGTGGGACTGAATTACAATTAAGTTTTTTAAATAAATACGTAGACAAAAATTTATTGGACAAAGTTCAAATTTGTACTTCAATACCAGGTAAAGTTCCATTAGATCCCAACAAAGTAAATATACTTTGGCAAAAAAATTCTTACGATCAACCTAATTTATATCCTTGGTTTAAAAATAAAGCTAATCACCATAAGTACGATTGGTATGTATTTAATTCTCACTGGAATCATGAAAAGTTTAGAATGATGTTTGGTCTACCTACTGAAAAATGTATTGTTATAAAAAACGGTGTAGACAAAATAGAACAATCACAACCTTATCAAAAAGGACAACCTATAAAAATCATACATCAAAACACTCCTTGGAGAGGTTTGTCTGTATTGTTAGGTGCAATGCAGCTAGTTAAAAACCCATTAATTACTTTAGATGTATATTCATCTTGTGAAGTTTATGGCAAAGATTTTATGGATAAAAATGATAAAGATTACAAAGCTCTTTACGATCAAGCGGAGTCTTTACCTAATGTAAATTACATTGGTTATAAACCAAATGAGTACATAAGAGAAAATATAAAAAATTATAATATGTATGTGTATCCAAGTATATTTGAGGAGACTTCATGTATATCTTTATTAGAAGCAATGTCTGCTGGATTATACAGTATTGTAACAAACTATGGAGCTCTGTTTGAAACAGGCGCCGAGTTTCCAATGTATATTCCTTATGACAGTAATTACAAAGCCTTAGCTGAAAAATTTGCTTATGGCATAGATGCTGCATCAGCAACACTTCATGAAAAAGTAATACAAGACCATTTAACCACACAAGCTAGCTATACACAGTTTTATTATTCTTGGAATAAACAAGCTGCTTCATGGACTAACTTTTTAAAAGGAGCAATTAATGCCAAAGCCAAATGAACCTATATGGTTTAACCAGGACAAAACAGTAACCCCAAATGGAGATACTTACCAAACCATTAAAACCAATAAAGTAGAAAATAACGTAACCGAAATAAATATAGGAGACCAATCTCCTTATAGAATAATGGTAGGCACTCCTTGTCATAGTGATGTTAGTATGCATTACACACAAGCAGTATTAAAGTTTCAACAAGCGTGTTGGGTTAAAAAAATACAAGTAAGTTTTACATTATTAAAATCATCTTTGGTTACTCAAGGTAGGAATTTATGTGTTGCTGAAATGTTAAGCCACGAAGACAACTATACTCATTTATTATTTATTGATTCGGATATTGATTTTAATGCTGAAACTATTTTTAAAATGCTAGAGTTTGATAAAGATATTATTGGGGTACCTTATCCTATGAAGATATTAAGTTGGGATAAAATATGGAGAAGACATACCTTAAAACAAAGAGCTATTAATGATGCTAATGATCTGGCCAAAGCAGGGTTTACCTTCCCTGTTAAAGTAGAGAATCCTAATTCAATTACCGTGGACCGAGGACTTATGGAACTAACTCATGCTCCTACGGGGTGTATGTTAATTAAAAGAGAAGTTCTTGAAAAGATGATTAAAGAATACCCTCATTTAGAGATATTTCAACCCACTAATATTAACGGTAAAGAAGAGAAAAAAGACAATATGTATAATCTATTTGATACATTACATGATCCTGTTACTAAACGTTACTTCGGCGAAGACTTTGGATTTTGTCAAAGATGGACAGATTTAGGGGGTAAGGTATATGGCTATATAGATGACTACATAACTCACGTGGGAGAATACTCTTATTGTGGTCGTTTTAGAGACGATTTAGAACAAGCAACTAAACCTCTCAAAAAAGTTGACGATACTAAAAAAATCAAATAAAGTATCACATTTACAGGATTTCTACGCCTGCTTAACAATATAAATTTATTTAAATTATGGCGATATCTAGATCTTTAATGAACAGACAATTACGAGCAGACGGTGGCATTA